GTCCTGCGCTTCCTTGATCTTCAGCATGGTGTCGTAAAAATCGCGGCCCATCTGTGCGCTCAAGTCCTGCGGCGCCAGCAGCCCTGCGCCCACACCGGCAATGCGTGCGTTCATGTCCTTGAGCGGGTCCACCCATTCCCAACGACGACCGAGCCAGTCGTGCGGCGCGAACTTCGCGACCTTCGACGCCGGCAGTGGGCTACCGTTGGGCATGGTGATCGCGTTCGACAGCAGCGACATCACTAGCCATTCGGAGCGCACGCGCTTGAGCAGGATATCGATGAACCATTGCTGATCCGACGACCATCGGTCGCGCTCGTCGAGCGTGCCGCTGCGGATGCTGGAGAAGTTGACACCTTCGAGGTCATTCGCGAGCGCGTGATAGGACACGCGCCATCCACTGGCGACGCGCTGCAGTGCCGTCTTTACGAAAGGGCCGAAGACCTCGTTCGGATACTTGCTCTCGTGAGGTTTGAAGTCATAGCCCGGTGGCAAGGTGTCGTAGACACCGGGCTGACTCGTGGTGATCGCCTCCCCGCTTTCGCCCTCTTCATGCTGGCCCACCGGTAGCACGCCCGGCGTCGCATCGTTGTTCTGCGTGAAGAAGCCGAAGTGATTCGCGCCATGTTCGGCGGCCAGCACCGCAGCAAGCATGAAGCCGCCCAAGTGGTGCAGGCTCAACATGCCAGGCGCCATCCAAGGGATGCCGCGCACCTGCTCGGCACGCTCGACCTTGAAACCGTGAATCACATCCTCGGCTGGCAAGCGCACGCGTCGGCGGGAAGTGCGCGGCCCGTCGTTCGGGTGCGCCTCGAAGATGTGAATCGCCACAGTGCGACGCCAGGCGTTGACCTCGACGCCCATGATGACGGTGTTGCCCGTCGAAGGCTCGATGCCGTTGAACGTGGTATCGATGCGGTCCACGTCGATGAGCTGCAGCGCGAAGTTGAATTCATTGCCTGCATCGGTGCCGCGCACGAGGCGCACCAGAAACTCGCCATCGCTCGGCAAGCCGCCAACAAGGGTTTCGCACATGTCGCGCAGCGACTGCCGCCCAGTCACGTCGCATACGGCCTGCCAGCGCACGAACGCGGCCTCTATGGCATCGTTTGCGAGCTTGTCGGCCTTGCCCGGCGCGTTCTCGCTGCGCGCCTGCATCACGAAGCCGGCCGGCCCCACCATGTTGGTTTCGACCATTCCGCAGAACTTGCGCGCATAGTCGTTGTTGTTGCGCAGCTCGCGACCACGCGCGCGCAGGCGGTCGAGATCGCCGCGCAGCTCTTCGTTGATGCTGGAGTAAGTTGCGATCCAGTCGGCAGAGAGCCGGTCGATGCGGGCCGCCTGGAAGCGGCGGACATGCGTCTTCTTCACGGCGAATTTGCCGCCGAAGACGCGGCGAAGAAAGGCGGGCGTCTTCATTGGCCGAACCTCACCATGATGCGGCCTGGCACGCCTCGCGGCACGCTCTTGCCCTCTTCCGCCGCAACCTCGCGCTGGTACTTCGTGCGCAGTGCATGCAGCTCGTTGAGCGGGATGTACTTCAGGCGCCGGCCGTTGATTTCGTATTCGGCTGTCGCGCTGGTGGCCCTGCCTTCGAGCACCGCCTCGATGGCGTCCAGAGCGCGCCGTGCGTGTGAGCGGATGTCGGCGGCCGCGCCGAATGAAGGGGCGACCGTCAGCCGCCCCGTGGCGACCGTGTAGACCTCTTCCGCGTTGGTGACACGGGCACGCCACTCATAAGCACCGGGCGTATAGGTCTGCGTGGTCTGTGCAGAAACGACGACGCGGTGTGCGTTGCCGTCAGCCGTTGCGGCGATTTCGTAGCGGTGCTGGGCATTGAGAAGTTCGTAGCTCAGGGCCCAGCCTGCGGAAGGCGGATAGTCGCCGAGCGTTCGCGTCCATTTGACGGTGTCGCCGGGAATGATGGAGACGGGTTCTGTGTTGGAAGTGTCGATAGCCACGGTCGGACCTTTGGTCAGTGTTGACCGGACTATCGAAGGGCGTACATGACATTCACAAGACGAGCCGTGTCACTTCGCGCGCAGGCTGTTACATACCGTCGGCGCCTTCTCGATGAACCGACGTTGCATCGCAAGACCGCTACCCTATGCGCTCGTCGCGCTGGGAGGTCAACTCGACACAGAATCTATCAGTTCCACACGCAAGGCGGATTCCATGCCTTGAGCTTCACAAACTCCACGCCGAACGCTTCACACAGCGCCTCGACTGAATCCACAGCCATCTCTGGCAACTCGACGTTCTCCATGACGCCGTAGAAGCTCGTGCTGAACGTTCCGACCATATCCAGCTTGTTGAAGGCAGCTGCATAGAGCATGAATCCATAAATGTCGGGCGCAATTTGTGCGTAGGGTATGTAAGCGATGCGTCCTTCGTGCTGAATGGTCGCATTGTCGAACGTGTACGTTCCAATCAAGCCCGCACGATAGAGAACAGGAAGGTCCCGACCGCAGTCCAATCCAAGCTTATGCAACTGCGCCTTTGAAAACACCACGCGCAGCTTCGCAACTTCATTGGTGCTCGCGACGTTAACGCGGGTGAGATTACCGGCGTTGTGGAATCGAACTTGCAGCGAATGATAGATCGCATAGTGAAACTGAAGCTGTTTGGCCGACAGTGCCTTGATGGTGTCTACGTAGTTCAGCAGCGAGTCGTCCTTGCCATCGACGGAGCGGCCGGCGGCCAGTATTCCGCCGAAATACTCAGCACATACTTCTTCGTCGGTGATGCCGCCGTTCCAGATTACGTCACGCGCCAACCGCAGATTCGGTTTTTTGCCGTCGTTCGGATCGCCAATCTTTTTCGTCGCCTTCTCAACGATCTTCGTAACCCCCTTCTTGTAGGCCTCACCAAGGCTAGTTCCGATCTGGTCAAGTGTGGGGCCAAAAAGCTTGGCCGCTGCATAGCTGCCCGCACCAACAGCCAATCCAAATGTCGTAAGTTCTTCAGCCACGATGACTTTTCCTTTTGGTCTCAGTAAATTCCCGAGCTGCGCGGATCATGCACGATTGCGAGACTTTATCAATCATCTTGTAGGCACTTGATAGTCGGCGGCGTAAAACGCTCCGCGATTTGAAGTATGTCAACAAGGCAAGTAGTCGCTGTGTCGAGACGCCCGCTGCATCATCCCGCTGATAGAGTCTCAAGCAGTCAGTTTGCCGCGGGTTCTGTCACCTTGTCGGTTCAGCTTTCAACGGAACCAAAACGAACCAATCAGGAGCGAGGGAGCTGATATTGAAGCCCGTCACTCGAAATGAGTTTGCAGCGATCACGCACCAAAAAATCAAGAGGGCTGCGCCTATCCAGATAGGTATTCGACTAACGGACCATTTCGGTTTGATGGCGAATTTCCTCACCCACCAGTCGAGATACCATCGCGGGCCCTTCTTGGGCCCCGCTTCGATATCCGCGATGACTCCCTTCCGGATGAAGCTCGGGTCTGTAGAGATGTGATCTTCAACAGGATTCTGATTGTTCCAGTCGGCGATCTGCTTGCGTTCTTCGTCGGTGAGAACTGAAGAATCGTGGGTAAAGGTTTGAACTGCCAGCTTTTTCTGGCGCGAAAGCTCCAGCACGATGGCAATTTCAGAGCTGCGAGTGGATGCCTCCCACCGGCTCTGCCAATACTTGGCACCACCGGCCATTCCGATTTGCAGGGCTGATGTTGCGATGCCTAGCAAGGCCATGCTCAAATTTATCAACGGTGCTGCAGTACCCTGGGATTGCACAAGCCCAGCGATCATCACGCCTTGAAAGATCATGAAGAAGTTGTTGCGCTGAGTAAGTTGACTGATCTCAAATTCACGCAGCCGCAAATCGACCTCCAGCCCTTTCGAGCGGCTGCCGACTGCGTTGTCTGAAAAATTCTCGCCTTCGGGCTGGCCTAACGTCGATCGTGAGCGCGATGACGCAGATCGGATTCGTCGCATCTCTCCCCCTTGAGGAACGTTTAGATGTGCCGAAGTGTAATGAGGGCCAACTTGGTTCGCTTACCTAACGTGTTGGCGCTTTAATGATCCTCAACACTTGCCGCTCAGAAAGCTCATACCGCCGCGATAGAAGCTTCACGCGCTCGCCCGCCAGATAGTCACGAAAGATGCGGCTGTTCCGATTGATATGTCCCTCGCCGCGTCGCTTCGCGATGAACACCCGATCACCCCCCCAGTCCGCCCGGATATCCGCCTCTACGCCCTTCACTAGCTCGGGCGTCAACTCGCCCTTTGCGGCGGCGAGCGCTTCCTGTACTCGGCCGAGGATATCGAGAACTATGTCGTTGCGGTTCATGTTAGTCACCATGATCTAGCGAAAAAAGATTGACGGGAGGGACGTTGAACAGCTCGGCGCGGCGGCGCCGGCTTCGGAAGTGCAACCGGCGACAGCAATGGCGGCGAAGGCGAGAGCGCTGACGGCGGAGCTGGAGGCGTTGAGGCCAATTGGGTTTCGCGTGGAACATTTGCCGGTCTAGCCTCGGCCGACTGCGTTTCGCGTGGAACATTTGCCGCCGGCACCGCGTCGGTCTGTTCTGCGCGAAACAGATCCCCACTCGGCGGCTGCACGATGGACTCCAATCGCTCCCACATCTTTCCGGTGTATAGGTGCAGCCCGAGCATGTGCGTGGAGAAGACCGCGTAGACGGTGCAATCCAACGCTTCATTGCGGGCGCCCGGGGACTTCATCCAGCGCTAAGCCTCGCCACCGGCCACGCGCTGCGGCACGCGCGCCTCGGAGGTGAGCTGCGTATAGAACTCGGGCGGCAAGTCCTTGCTGAAGTGCACGAAGCCGGCGCCTCTCTTCTCGACGCATAGGCGACCGTAGATCAAGTCCTTTGCCGTGTCGGTGCCCACGTACCAGAGCCGCACGCCCTTCTTGATGATCTTGCCACCCCAGTTCACGTCCTGCACGGTGGCCTTGCTCTTGACCATCTTGCTGGGCTGCGGATCGCCGCGCACCGCGAACACCCGTTCGCGCTCGCGCTGGCGGCAGTAGTTGTAGGCCTGGTGCGTGAAGTGGCCGCCGGTGTCCACGGCCATGGCTTCGATGCGCATCGCCTGCCCGCTGTCGTGCTGGAAGATGGTCTTGCGGTAGGCATCAAGGTGCGACCAATCGCGCTCATCGGCGGG